CAAACATTGTCATTGGCATCCTGTGGCTCTCATTAGTCGGTTTTGAAAAACCGAGAGCCATAGCACTACGTGCAAGCACATCTGCCACCCAAGATACAGGGGCAGCTACACTCGACAAAAGTGGAACCTCTGAAAGGATACCTGAAGCTGTGGACACCTTCCTTGCAATCGAGGAGATAGGACCAAGACCTTGAGAGTCAAGTTCCATATCTGAGGGAGTCTTTTTCTTCCTGAGGCCACTCTGTGGCATGAGTGGTCCAGTGGTCATCCCAATGGTTGGATAACTGACCTCAACATCCTCGAAGTGGCACCAGACACTATAATCGACAGTGTTCAGGGCCGCAGTCGTAATCAAGGCGCTGTAGACAGTCATGAAGAATGTCCCAAATGGGTTATCTCCTGTCATGAGATTGTAATACAGCGCATTGCTGACATAGGGCACCTCCATGACCACCTCAGTCTCTGAACAATCCAGCGTTATGCTGGGTTGCTGAGACTTTAGCGACAAACACGAATTAGCCGTGTTCCTTCTGTTGACCATACGCATCACGGTCTCGGGGAGGTAGTGCAATAAGAGCATGCCCTGTTGAAATCTAGATGCATTGATCTGCACCCTGATCACCATCTTCCCACGAAAGCCGTAAAATCCTCGCAGCTTCTCGCGATAAAGCGGTTTTGTAAGACAATCCGCAGGCATATTCATAGTGCAAATGATAGAATTGTTCGAATCAGTCACACCCCACGAGCCTGTCTTGCAGAGGAGAGGTCTCCTCAAGAAATTAGCGATCTCGTGGTGTCGGTCGTCCATCACGGATCTTCCAAAAGCGTTGCCGACATCAACCATCACTGGGATCTCGGCGCGCCGCACGGGCGCATCGTCGTAGAACTTCGCTGTTTCGACCTTGTCAGCGGTGGTCTGTTCGTCTTGGTTAGCAAGTCGTTTCGTCAAAGGAGAAGGTGACTCAACCTTTCCATTGCTCGCGGGTACACTGGACATTAGGAGGACTGCTCCCATGCGGCCCTGTGAGGTAAATCTAAATAGATACGCATTTAAAACCGGCAGCACTACTTTCCCATTAACACCGCGAGATAATTTAACCTGGAAAAGCAAGATCACACCAGTTAGTAGTGGTCTTCGTACTTGCATGCAATGTTCAGCAAGCCTCGAAAATCCACCACCGGTGGTTGGTAGTTTAAATGATCTCTGGACGCAGCAACTACCAGCGGCGCCCAGTGGCGAAAATCCTCCTCGCCATGGAGTGACAATTCACGTAACGCATTATCAACATTCTGCTTCGTGATATCACCCTCAAATGCTCCCTTCTTTGTCCAATAGAGCATCTCACGGATAGAATCGAAGGTGAGGGGCGCCACATAGCGGCTAACCCTAGGCTCATAACGAAACTTCCGTTTCAAGAAAGAAACCTCCGATAGAGGTCTGTAAACGTGTTGTTTCCCCGATTTATCTTCATCGGTGAAAACATAACCAATCTTAGCCATGGCAGCTGTGATCGATTCTTGATTGAACCAGTCGACAATCTCATCGCTGACCGACATAACACCATCATCTCCATAGACGATGTATACCACACAGCGATCAAAGTCGGCAATGCTGTACCCCTTGGGCATAAGCATAATGAAACACCTCCTAGCGTTGTTCTGATTCCTGAGACAATTTAAAATAGTCGTAAGAAAAACCCCACTTGGGAGGCATCGTAACCACATATAAATGACACCACGACAGACGTGCATCGAGTACACCACATCCATCATCAGGACATT